GCGGTCAAGTGTAATTAAATTTTGAATTTCTTTCTATTTATTTTGTGGTAATTAAGCCGTCTGGTTCGACTGTGAACTCTGGTTTATCAGCCATACGACCATCAGGAAGTAGCAAGTACCAACCATCATTATATTTAACAAAGCAATCTGATTTCATATCGCCATTTTGAGCATCCAGGTAATACCACTTATCGTAGTATTTAACCCAGCCTGTCTTCATTGATCCATCACGGTTGAAGTAATACCATTTATCAGCAACTTTCTTCCAGCTTGTAGCCATGTATCCGTCTTTGTCAAAATAGTACCATTGGCCATCTGTGTGATGTAGCCATTTGTCAGTATGAGCATAGCCTGACTCATCAAAATAGAACCATGATTTATTTTCTTCGATATACTCAAATTCTGCCTTAGGATAAGAGCCGTTTGCCCTAGCGTACCAGTGTCCTTGATCATCCTTTTGCCAGCCTTTTTTCACTTCTTCAGGTTGAGCGTTTGGATTTGTTAATCGGTAGATATAGAAATAAGGTTGTTCAGCATAATACCAGCGCTCGTCATGATTGTTGATTGAGATACCATTATACGCATAATTACAATGAATGATATTATCACTATCAATGAACATACCAGTATGCCCGAACGCTCCAGCACTTGCGCCACGCTTCCCCCAGATGAAGATATCTCCACGTTGGGCAGTACATTCTTGATTTTCAGCAATAAGCTCATAACCGTTTTTAATAAGCCAGTCGTGCTCGTATTCTGTGTTTACTGCCCAGCCAGCAGATGAAGCTCCAGCACTTCTTAAAGCATAATAGACTGAACTTGAACAGTCATAGCTATCAGGACCATCACGATCTTCCATGCTGTAATAGACTTGTCCTTCACGTTCGCGCATCCAAGCGATAGCAGTTTCAATATTGATTGTCATTTTTATTTTTCCTTTCTTATGGTAAGACATTAGGCCAAGGCTCGCTCGTTAAATATGAGATAGAGCTTACTCGGATATCTCCGATGTCCCTATCCGTAGGCACGGGGTCAGTGAACTGAAATCTTAACATGTTACTGTCTCCGTAACCTCCCAAGTACCATGTACCGTAAGGTGTACCTTTATCGTTGTAAATACCACCAATAAGACTAGACTCTGAACGAAAGCCGTAAGGAACACCGCTTAAACCTAAAATGTAACAGTTTCTTTCCTTGTCGCTTCCTTGTGGACTGTATCCGACACCATTTCTACGGACAACACCGAACCAGCCCCAAGAAAGACCTCCGAATTGATACATGACTGTATCATTTTTGCGCCTTACTTTTAAAAACGAGTTCCCTAATTTAGAAACAATGTTTAGCGTTCGCCAGCCAGTATCACCCGTCAAGACTTCCCAGCCTTGATTGTCTGTCCCTCGTCTTTTTATCCATTTAAGAGCGCCATTAGTAACCGCCGTATCAACGTATGTCGTGCCGACTGGTGCAATAACTTTCCCGTTTGGCATGCCAGTTCCGTGAATTTCATACTGATTGACTTGACCATTTGCATTTGCATTTGCTGGTAAGATAATGCTCCCACCACCATCTGATAGCGTTACGATATTCCCATTGATGCTGATTCTTTGTGGAATGCCAACACCATCACGGCCATTCTCTCCTTTTGGACCAGTTAAGCCAATAGGCCCTTGAGGTCCGACTGGTCCAGTCTGTCCGATTGGTCCAGTTTCGCCTGTTGCACCTTGAGGTCCACGCTCACCAGTTTCCCCCTTGTCACCTTTTGGCCCAGGAGTTAGTGAGATATTGCGTAACTCGTCCTTAGTAGCAAAATTGCTTGTATCAACGTTGGGGTTATTCTCTAAACGTTCAACACGTTTCTTTAATTCTAAATCGTTGTAAGGTGTTGGAATTTCAGATTTTAAAGCATAATTTTCCAACGATTGGTGTGAGGTAAGATAATTTTTACTTTCAAGTTCCTGTCTTGTTACTAGATCGCTAGTATCTTTTTCAGGCTTGTTCTCTAAAGCCACTACACGCTCTACAAGTGGCTTGTCATTATAGATGGTGTCATTATCAGGCTTGGCCTTTAAGGCTTCAATATCGACTGAAATATTGCTTATTTTAGCACGAATTTCACTATCGTCATACGTGCCGCCTTGTGCTTTAATTTTTTCAAACAGCGCATCTAACTCTTGCTTAGTCACAATGTCATTGACGTTAACAATTCGACCAGCTTCACGTTCAATGATTGGTGTTTTAACTGCCTTGTCAATCTCACTCACATGAACATTGAATAAGAAGCTATATACATCTGCTGATTGCTCTACTTTTTCAAAGTAGATATAGCCAATAACAGATTCATCCGTAGTGATTAGCGATGTATCGAATTGAACCGTAAACGAATTATCTTCGATTGCTGCGTCTACTTCCTGGTATCGTTTAGTGGTTTTGAAATAAAACAAGCAGATAACCTTAGTAGCGGTCAAATCATCAAGTGTGAATTTAAACTCAGCGATACCTTTATCTTTGCTATAAAATTCTTGATAAAGCCTATCTACGTCTCGATTGTTTGGTGAAATGGTTAATCTCTTTTCAATAACCTTCTTCAAGTGCTACCTCCTTTCTTTTAATAAAGAAAGAGAACCCCAAAGGGTTCTCAAATTGATTAGTCTTTATTTGGCTCATAATATTCGAGCGCTCGCTCACTATCTGTCAATCCAGCAGTTGTTGGATCAGTAACAACACCGAGCAATACAAGGATATAAACGAACGTGTTCACACCGTCTTGGATGTTTTTCGGTACTTCAAGCCCGAATTGTTGAGCCATGAGAAATACTGCTCCCAAAAGAGCAATAAGTGTTACTTTATTTTGTAAACGTAGTTTCCAGTTGATTTTATTCATTATCTTTCTCCTTTATTTCAACTTCGATTTTATCTTTCTGATCAACATTAACTAGTAATTGACCAAGTTTTCTAGCATTATCTTTCTTAATTTGGTTGATGTAAGGTTTCAAGAATTCTGGGAATGCCCAACCAATCGCTTCCCAATTCTCAAGCACTGAGCCTAGATAGTTAGCAATAAAGAACATTGTCCAGGTAATCCCCAACGGACGAACACCCAACGAACGAGCATACATCGCAACAAGTAAGATGACTGTGAATACTACGAAATGACGAATCAAACCCATGGTTCCAATCTTACTATCAAATCTTTTAGTCTTAAATGCCTTGACATATCCTGTAACGATATCCAGGATCATTAGCCAAAAGAAAATGTGAATGTATGGACTAGACGAAAGGTTCTTAAGATGTTCAATAAGTTCATGAAGTGGTAAATCTCGCATAAACTACCCCTAAATTGTGTCAGCTTTCGGAACAATCCAGCGCCATACTGCGAGAATTCCATTTCGTGACAAGTCACCTTCAAGGTCTTTGATAGATTGACCAGTATATTCAAATTCACGGTTGATTTGAACGATAACGTCTTTCCCTTCACCGTTTTTCTCAACGTATTCAGGGTCTGTGATTGTTACCAAGTCACCTTCAAAATATGTTGTTCCAATTTTCATAGCTGGTAACAGACTTACAAGGTCTTTATAGACTGTTCCATAAGTGATATTTTCACTCATAACTGAATTGACAACCATAACCTTAATCATGCGTTGAGTGATTGTATTAGCTTCTTGTTGAGCTTTAATAAGTTTTTGTAACTCATCTTGCTTGGTCTTAGCTGTTTCCAATTCTTGTTGAGCCTTAACGATTGCATTTGCTGGGTCTAATTCAGATTTAACCATATCCAATACCGCTTGAATAAGCACGTCTTCTTGGTCTTGTGTGCGATCACCAGCCAATTCACGTTGGTTGGTTGTGTAGCGATTTCCGTCTTGCAAACGGATTTCTACAACGGTTGTAGTTTTGTCTCCGAAACCACGAGTATAAGGTTTAGTTGCGAGTGTGTAATTGTTAATTGCCATTTGTCATTTTTCCTTTCACTTCTTCAAATTTTACTTTTAGTTCTTCATCTGACTGTAAGACTTTGTTGACTTTTTCAAGTTGGCTATTAGCTTCATGAAGTTGCTCCTGCGCTTCTTCATAAAGCGCCTTGTAATTGGCGCATTCAATCGCTTTATTTGCGAGTTGAATTGCTAAGTCGTTGATAACTTTATCTGCTGTGTTCATATTCTACCTTTCTTTTTTATCGCCATTGGCTGTGGTAACCTCGACTATAATTTCCGGGGACTGCTGCAAGATTTCTGAAATTGTCGTAAATATCATTTAAAATATACGATAATCGGACACCTTGAATGAGAATTTCATTAAGCCCAGACATGGTGTATGTATTTGTATCAATAGATATTTCTTTCACGCCATCTTGAGCGCTCTGGTTGAATGTTATCCTTTGACCATACATATTGATAGCGCTTTGAACCCTATCTCCTGTTCTACCGTTCCAAATCTGAACGCCTGCCGATGTGCTGTCCATTGCTTGTCTACCGTTTCTGTTACTCAATAATGCAGTATATGAAGCATCAACGCCATTGATATTTCCGGCTCCAAACACTAAATACTGTAACGGCCTATCTGGAAACTTATTTTTTAATCCTACACCGAAGCCGTTCATATCAATCCAACCAGTCTGTAAATCAAAATCAGTCACGCCATTTAATGAAGTTAGTTTACCCCCTTTAACGTGATCAGCTGTGATATCAATGGATTGAATCTGAGTAATCGTCGCTTGTTTCGCAAACAACTCATCGATGAATGCTTGTTGTGAAACTAACTTCTGAATGAATGCAGTATCAAACTTAACCTTCTCAGCGGTTACTGCTTCAGCTCCTAAAATGTTGGTAGTCACTGAACCAGCTTCAAAATTAGCTGTCTTCAGTTTATCAATCATAGCAGACTTGATGACCGCATTGTCAATCAAAGTGTCACCTGTGATATGAGTAGCCTTACCAATAATACGGTTATTACCATTAGCGGCAAAATTTATACCGTTGATTATGTCGCCTGCACTGTTCAAATTTTGGATAGCGTATGATCCAGCAAGTTGTGTAACTTGTGTTCGTGTTGCTTCCAAGCCTTGAGCGATCTGAATCGCTCTTGTCTGTGCATCCGTAGCAAGTCCTTTAGCTTCATCTGTCATTTTATAAGCATCATCAAATTGACTTGGTTTGTACGGTCCAGTCTTTGAACCACGAACCAGTATAGGCTCTTTAAACTCAACCCAGCCATTTTTAGCTAAAAAGATATAAAATGGATAGTTGTAATCTTCTCCGAAAGCAAAATCTTCTTGAACTGTGAAAGTCTTCTGGAACTCTTGCCATTCGTCAAGCGGTGGTCTATTCTCACCAATATTAGCCCATGTAAGAGTTTTATTTAGACCGTGGTTTTTGACGTTAAAAGCAAAAGACACATCTGGATACTCTCTAATACGATACTTAAACCCGAGTGTGTAAGTTTCATCTTTATATATTTTTTTGACATAAATAGGAAGACTAAACCCTGACCAGTTATACCCAGTAAGTCCTTGTGCCTTGATTGTGAAAATGCCATCTGCGACAGATACGCTCGCTTTTGGATTTTTATTACCGACAAGCGTATTTTTGTCCATGGTCATAGAATTGACAATCAGATTGTTATCGTCTGTAACGTATTTCCCAACCTCAGTCTGAAAAACTTGGTCGCTCATGACTAAACGTGAAGCGTTTCTCGAAATATCACTCTCTGAACTACCTAAGATACGCTCATAAAGTTGAGCCGTTTCTCTCACACGTTGAAAGTCAACGACATTGACCTTGTCAGCCATTCGACTAGAAAGATTTGCTATACGTTCACTAACTGATTGTTTGTATTCAGCAAACTTGGCTTCATTATCGCTTGTGAGCAACTCAAAACGCTGTCTTACGCTTTCGTCTGTTTCTTCTTTGACTGAGCGCTTTAAGTCAGTAACAGCATTGTTTAGCTTGTCGTCTTGCTGGTTAACTCTATTAGCCATTGAACCGAGCGCGATCGAATTTTGGTCTGCAATATACTTCGCTTCATCTGCTAGACTTAAGCCCGCTCCAGCTTTTCGTAAAGCCTCCTCTGCTTTTGCTTTGGCTTCTTCAAATCCTTCTGGACTGAAGTCGTGAAACTTTCGATTGATTTCTTCAGATAGCGAACGTTTATTTTCTTCGGACTTCGCTTTGATTAACTCAATGCCATCTTCGACTTCTTTCTTCAATTGATTTGATTGGTGTTCAAAAGCTAAATTAGCATTTCTAGCAGCTCTTTCAATTGCAATTTCTTGGGCTGAGTAGGTTACTCCAAGGATCGCATTTGTTACATCAGAAAGGCCATTCGATACTCCTGAACCTCCAAAACCAGCCTTGTCGTCAAACTCTAAAGAAATGTATTCTTCTTTTAGTCCATCATACTCGTAAGCAACAGCCTTTTTGAAAATATCAACATTATGCTTTAAGCTCTTGAGATTGACTGTGTCCCCTAAATGGACGATTTGTCCATCTAATTCATAAGCTTCAAGCTTGATTGAGTCAGAGACCTTGTCAATGCCTTCATTTGTGAATTTAGCTTGTGCCCACTTTTTCAACTCTTCAACAGTTTTAGCATTGTTGTTCTCATACTCTTTCTCGTTGATATAGGGATAAGAGTTGATAAGCGGACTATCTACTGTCACCTTGATTGTTGTTTCATGTTCAGAACCTTCAGGTTTGAATGTAGACCGAGCATGAATTCTAGTAACAACGTTCTGCGAGTTTTTAGAGCGTTGATAAGATTTTAGATTCTTGTGTGTAGTGATTACAACACCACGATTCTCACCACGATTCTTTTTAACCGTTAATGAGAAGTTGTCGCGCACTAATTCACCTTCCCAAGTGCCAACGATACTATGCTTACCATCCATCAGTACAGAATAGATATTCTCTGTTTCTGTCATATTGAATGTTCTATGTTCTTGAATATCGCTTGTAAATGAGAAATCCCCTAAATCAGTCTTGGCATTTTGAACCATTTGAGAAAGTGCGATTGAACAAGTTTGATTTGCAACTTTAACAGGTTTCACAGAACGTTGCATGATGTCGTCTGTGATGTGATATGCCGTGATTTCGAGTTGGTCATTGTCCTCAACAGGTTTCTTGATACGGAATAACTGAGGACCTAGAACAGGTGTAGGACATTTTATCAGCATATCCTCTTTGATTCGTTTGTAAATCCCAGTGTCAGAAATTGGGTATTTTACAGTAAGAATGAAGTCGCCGTTCATCGATTCTTTGACAATTGCAGATGTTGCTTCATGAAGTGGCTCACCGTTCCAGCGAACAGTTTTTACATTCTTATCAAGTAAATAAAGCAATTATGCCCACCCCCAAACTGTTTCGATTTCAATTGATTGAATGCCAGGACCCAAAACTACACCGACATTTTTCAGTTTTGATGGATCAACAGTAATAAAATCACCTGACCATTTAACTGGTTTTCCTGTTGTGGTCTTAAAGCTTGGATTGTCTGGATTGTTGACCATTACAAGCGATTCTGTGAGATTTTCAAGTCTGATGACTTGTCCGCCAATAGTAAATGAAGTCTCAGTAGCGCTCTGTCCAACAATTGTGATTTTAGGAAAGCCAAGAGCAGATCCTTGAGTTGTCAAAACTCCATTTCCTGTTAACCTTTGCGTATCAGTGATTTTGAAATATTTTGTAGGGTGGCAAGTGAATGTTACTTTTGTCATGTACAAACCAGGTTGTGTTTCTTCAAGATCACTAGCGTTGGCTTTATAACACCAGAGACGAGTTGTTTTGACTCGCTCGCTTTCTAACCAAAATTTCTCACGAATAAACAGACTCATGAACTGATTCATCTGTTCTTCAGTTGGTTTAACTAAATAAATCGTATAAGATTTTTGAACTAATTTACGATGTCTATTTGTCTGAACAATCGCTCCGCTAATGCCACCATGCTCTAAGAGTTCCGTCTTACTTTCTCCTAAAGCAACTGAAGGAGGATCGTGGACGATAACCTTAAAAGGAAAAGACGATGTTCTTACACCGTCAATAATTAATTCATTGTGTTTTATCATGCCATACCTCCTCTCAATTGGGTTTTACGTTGTAATTCATCAGCTATTCGTTGAGCGACCTGGTCAGCAATTCTGGCGATGTCTGCTTCTTCTCTGACAACATTACCAGTTATTGTAATGTTGATGTTTGTTGGATTTTCACCCATCGTTTGAGCAATACCTCGACCAATTGCGCCAAGTGTTCTTTCATTAAGTGGCAATACCGCTTCATTTCCAGCTTCTCCACCGACCATGAGATTATTTCCATTTGCACCAAAGATAGTTGGTTTTGTCATAATCCCACCTTTTGCATACCACTCAATGCTGATGCTTGGCACACCTTTGCTCAACCAATCCAATGGATTTGCTGAACCACTTACTGAAAAGTGAGGTAGTGGAATATGTGGCCAACTAACACTAAAATTAAACAGACCTTTAATTGCACTGATTGCAGAACTTACGAGGTCTTTAGCTCCGTTAATAGCATTCCCAATTGAATTTTTGATTCCTGTCCAAACATTTGAAACAGTATTTGAAATACCATTTAATACATTTGAAATTGTACTTGAAATTCCATTCCATACATTTGAAATTGTACTTGAAATAGCATTTATCGTATTTGAAATGTACGATTGGATAGCTGTGAAGATGGTCTGAACAACATTTTGGATAGCATTCCATACAGTTGAGAACACTCCCTTGATTGTTTCCCAAGCTCCTGACCAGTCCCCAGTTATGATTTGCATAACTGTCTTAATAATTCCAAGGACAACATTAATTGCAGTTTCAACAACTGTTTTGATGATTTCCCAAGCAGTAGTAATGACTAGCTGGATATTCGCCCATGTAGCTTGAATTAAGGGGCCGAGATAAGTCATGACTGTATCAATAGCTGTTTGTATAGTGTTCCAAACAGTTTCTGTACTAGATCGAATAAGCTCTTGATTTTCGTTCCACCATGTCACAACTGTTCCGAATATGCTTGTTATGAAATTAGATATTTCACTTATGACAGTATTGATTACAGTTAATATTGCATTCCAGACAGTGGTTACTACTTCACGAAATCCCTCGTTAGTTTCCCAGAGATATTTAATCCCAATAATAAGTCCTGTGATTGCTGCTGCTATCAATGCAGCAGTTCCGATTATTGGTAATGCTGCTGTAACCATTGCCCCTATTGATGTTCCTAAAGCAACTGCTGCTGCTTGTAATGTTAAGAATATCGGTGCTAGTACCCCAGCAATAGTGACTACTCCTCCCAAAATCACGATAAATTCTTTAACAGGTCCAGGTAAACCACTGAACCACTCTGCCATATCTTTGACCATTTTCCCAAGTACTACAAATACAGGTGCTAGAACTTCGGCAATTGTCGCACCTAATTCGGACATGGCTAGAGTGACTGAGTTTTGTGCTTTCTTAAATTCATCAATTGGATCTTGAGTAGCTTCAAATGTCTTAGAAACTGCTCCTACTGAATATTCAGCAGATTCTGCGAAACTCTGAAAATCAAAAGAACCGCGCTTGATTGCATCAATCATTTGAGGTGCTTTCTTAGCTCCGAATATTTCCATAGCGAGCCCCATTGCTTCGGTTTCGCTAGTCGTATTCTTTATCTTATCGATTGTTTCGACAAGGCCTTCTTTCAAAGTCTTACCTTGTTTAGCGTAGGAGCCTGCTGCCTTCGTTAAGCCTGATAAAGCACTTGAAGCATCAACACCACTCGTTTCAAATTGTCCGAGCAATGCAACACCTTCCTCAAATGAGAGGCCTAGCATTTTAATCTGTGGTGCGCCTTCAATAGCTTTTTTCATCAAATCATCAACTGACACACCAGTTGATTGAGCTGTGTAAGTCGTAGAGTCTAGAACTTTCCCTAAATCACTGGTTGATAACTCATAGGCTTCTAAGGCTTTACTTGCTGAAATCGTTGAATTGGTAATGTCTGTGCCGTTGATTTCAGCAAATTTAAGCATCTCCACAGATACATCTTTAAGGGCATCACCGGTCAATCCAAACTGAGTGTTGACCTCTCCGACCGCTTCACCTGCTTTACTGAAATCAGTTGGAATTATTTCTGTTGCAATATTTGAAGCGATATCTTGCATTTCTTTCAAGCTATCGCCAGTCGCACCAGTTTTAGTGACGATAGTGTCCATGCCTTCGTCAACTTGTCTGAAGGCTTCTAATGCACTTTTCCCAAAATCCACAAGCTTCTGACTGATGTCAGCTAGTTTTTCTGAAAATTGGTTTAATAGTTCAGCTTTTAGGAGGTTGTTTGTTTCGCTCAGAGTCCCAGATGCTTGTTTCCCAGCGCTACCCAAATTCTTCATTTCTTGAGAAAGGTTTGAATACGCTGTTTTAGCTTGGTTCAGTTGTGCTTCCATTTTGTTAGCTTCAACTGAATTCTCTCCATACTCTTGTTTGGTTAGCTCTAACTGTTTTTCTAGATTTTCAATCTGTTTAGCAACGATAGAGGATTGTGCACCAACCTTTTTCTGTGCTAAAGCTAGTTTTTCGGATTCGCTAGCGTTAGCACCCAACTGGCTTTCTTGTAGTTTGAATGAACTTACAACTTTTTCAGACTCACTAGCAAGGCGATTTTGCTCTTTCTGTAAGTTCTGAAGCTGACTCTTATTGCTTTGAGTGGCATTACCATTTTCTGCTAGTGCTTGGTTGACGTTAGCAAGTTTACCTTCGTAACCTTTTAGGACATTCTTAGTAGTCTCAACTTCACGTTGAAATGCTCGGTACTGATCAGCACCGATGTTTCCACTCTTGAATTGTTGCTCGACCTGAGATTGTGCTTGTCTTAGAGTCTCTAGCTTTTCTTTAGTTGTGGAAACTTGTTTTTGTAAAAGCTCTTGCTTTTGAGTTAATAGAGTGACGTTTCCTGTATCAAATTTTAAGGCTTTGTCAATTTGTCTTAGCTCCTGACTTGCATCTGTTGCAGCCTTATTGACATTCTTGAGCGCCTTCTGTAAGGGTTGCGTGTCTCCATCAATTTCAATCTTGATGCCTTTAATATTTCCTGCCATGTTTCCTCCTTTCTCTAAAAAATAAAAAGCGCTGAGAGAACTTCTATGACTGATAATGCAGTCAGGTCAAGGAACTTGACCTCAGAATCGCTCTCTCAGCACTCCTTTTCTTTTAAAAATTGTCAAAATCAGCTTGGTTGGCTTTTCGCTCACCTTTTTTACTTTCGCTTCGTAAATTCACATAATCTGTTTGATAATCTAAAGCCATTCCGATTGAAATATTTTTCAAATCATCAATAGACAACCCTGTTTCTTTACAACAGGACAGATAAGATTCTACTGTGAAGATTTCTTCGCTAGCTGTTTCTGACTGGTCTGGGACTTTTTTGTTGACATACTTGCATTTAGCATTTCCATCAACTCAGGTCCGACTTCCTGGATCGGGAAACTTTCCATTTCCATGAAGAATTGTTCGTAAGGTTTGATGTGAGGATTTGCAGTTTTAGCAAAGGTCCAAAACAGACGGTTAAAGAATGTCATGTCAAAGTCTGACAAGATTGAAATGTCAACTTCATTTGATTCTTTTTCGCCAGAATTAAGTTTGTTTAATTCAGACATAAGGGATTGATTCTGCAACATTGAGAATAAATCTTGGAAATAATCCTTGCCGAATTGCTGTTTATAAGCGATTGGAGTATAAGCGCTTGTTCCTAACTCATACTCTTGCTCGCCAACCAAAATGATTTTGCGCATTTATTTCTCCTTAACCTACGGCATTAGGTTCATAAACTTTTTCGAACCATTTGTTGTAGACTTCGTTGTTATCAGCTGAAGTGATTGAACGCTTGATAACTGAGTCAAGTGGACGAGGACTAGCTTTGAAAGATAGCTCACGTTCGTTCACGTTTGTACCGTTTTTAGTTGATGATCCGTTTGATGGACGACTTGCTGAGCAGTAATAAAGAACGTGACGTGTTTTATTCTTATCACCAGAGAATTCAAACATAATAGCGAATGCTGTTGGTTCTGCATCTCCTTTCTCTGTCATGACACCAGTTTGAGAGTCTTTGATTTCTCCCAAAATCTTAGTCGCAAATGCTTCGATGATATGAGGTACTTTGAGTTTTCCGTCATATCCTTCATTTGAATTGATGAAATGATAGTCGATATCATCTGCTTTAACTGCTCCAGAATCACCTTTTGGATCCAGAGTCAAGTCCATTGCTCCAGGGAAACGGAATACTTCATCGTAAGTAATCACTCCATCTGCTCCAATTGTTTTAACTGGTGCAATGTGAACATTTTTTAAACCAAACGTTACTTTGTTTTCGGGCATGTCATTCCTCCTTAATATAGATAGACTGTGTAAGGCTTGACATATAACCTTTCAGTCTCGATAAATGTTTCTTCTTGAGCTTCAAAAAAGAGCTCGTGGGATTTCCACAGCTCTTCTAGTTGCTCTTCCAAATCTTCGTCCTTGCGCTCAAATGCAAGCTCGACTGTCACGCTCTTAATCTCATGATTGATTGTGTTGTCGGCTGCATTGATTGCTGGACTAGATTCGTAGTAAATCAGGTAAGGCATATCAGGGACATCTCCCTCTTGATATGCTCGGTAAGTTACAGGTAAGGCTGATTTCTCTAAAATATCAGCAAACTCTGAAAGTTTCATTGACCAATCTCCTTGATTCTTTTTTCAAAATTCTCGATAACTTTTTCTTCAACTGGTTTAATGTGGACTATACCAGATACACGACCACCACCTCGTAGGATGTGACCATTCTCGAGTAGGTGAGTAAGACTAGCGACAGAATTAAAGATAACGTAAGAGCCATTTGCTAGCTTCTTTTTTTTCCATCCTTTACGATATTTTCCGTATCGTTTCGGACTGGTTTGTCTTAGCTCCTGTACTGCTTCCTCTGCTACCTCTTCAGCAATCTTTTCTACTTCTTCAGAAAACTCAGTTGAATATGAAGCTAGCTCTTTTGCGATAAAATCAGCGAGGTCAATGCTCATTCTAATTTCTCCGACAAAGTCAATTCCAAAATTTCAGAATCAATTGGATAGGTTTTTAAGACACGATATTTCTTGCCTTCAAAAACGGCATGTTCTTGGTTATCGTATTCAAAATTGTGAACTTCGACAACCAAGCTCGGTCTTAATCCTGCTTGATTGGCTTGATAAAATTCAGAGCGAGTAACTTTCTTTTTGCGACACAAAATTGTCACTTCAACATCTTCATAGATTGGTTGTTTGAGCTTGTCCTTACCTTTGATTTTCCTAGAGGTCAGTGTGATTTCATTGTTCCACATTCTTAACCTCTTTCTTTGACGATAATTGCAAATTATGTAATCGCCACTGAAGGTGTCGTGGCATGTCCACTCCACCTTCATAACGATATGCAGCATAGTCAACGATAAACATTTCATGATCAGCACGGTCACCGACAAGCTCAATACCGAGATTATCGGTCAATTCAGTGATGACACTTGAAATGATTTTTTCTAGTGGCTTGTCTCTCAGTTTGGTTGAAATACCTAACTTGAGTTTCAGCAACTGTAACAGCTGAAATTCATCCATGTTTATTCCTCTTCTTCTGCGATAGGCTCTTCTTCTACAACTGGTTTAGCTTTTGCTCTTTTAGGTTTTTCGTCTGGTACTTCCTCAATGAAGATTGAACCAGCACTATTTAACCCATTCAAAAGACCGTTGATAAAAGTTTCAGTTGGTTTATGCCCTTCACGAGGAAAGGCATCACCAACTGAGTAGTCATGTTGTTCAGGATCGTTCAAATCCTTAAATGGACGGATTACTGTATAGCTCAAAAGCCACCTCCTTATCCAACTGCGTCAGTATAAGTACCGAAGAATCCAGCAGCTTCATCTACTTTCTTAACATCCAAGCGAATGAATAGTCCAAGCAATTGACCATAAATGTCATTGTTTACCCATTTAACAGACACTTGAGAACGGTCAAACAATCCAACAAATTCAGTAATGTCACCGATGAAGAATTTCATTTCTCCTTCGTTTCCGAAAACAGTATCTTCTACTGTGTAGATAGTTTTGCCACCGAATGAGTAACCAGTAGGTGAAGTGACATCCGGTTGAAGCATGTAGCGACCTTCTTTGTCTTTCACTTTATCGAGAGCAGCGAACATTGATTGTGTTACAACGATACTTGCTTTGTAGATTGGTTTGAGTTTTTTGTTGTAGATGTCTTTAATTCCATCAAATCCAGTTGCATCAACATTGGTAGCTGTTTTTAGAACAGAAGCAATCAATGAAAGTTCTGTATTTTCTCCTTGGTTAAATACTTCATCTTCTACAATTGCCATGATATCGTAGTTTGCATCGTCAATCATTTCTTGTGATACAGGGATATAACCACGATAAGTCTTGATTGCATAGTCAACTTCACTAATGTTTGGTTTTGCAAGTTCTGGATTAGCTTTCAATTCATCTGTTGATGACATTTTGTTATCAGTTTTCTTGATAACTGGGAACTTACCAGATCCACTTGTTACTTGAACACGTTTTACAAGGTCCAAGATAGGATTGCGGGTCTTGTTAATAAAGTGTGGTTTCAACACTTCATTAGGAATTAGGGCTGCACTTCCTGAATCAGTAGTTTTTAACCCTACAATGTCACGAGTTTGTCCAGTACGGATGAATTTTGCGATTGCGTCACGTTGTTCCAATTTTTGTCCTCCACGTTGTTCTTCTTTGCTTGGATAAGTTGGTGCTTTGCGATTTAGTTCTTCAACTTGATTTTTTAGATCTTCAATTTCTTTTTCAAGTTGTTCTTTTTCTGCTTCCTTTTCATCCAATTCTTTTTGGATTTTTTCAAGATTTTTTTCAACTTCTGAAACTTCTTCTTCAGTTCCAGCTTGTTCCAATTTAGCAGCTTCAAGTTCAGAGCGTTTGTTCAATTCCTTGATTGATTCCTCAATCTCTACTACTTTATCTGCTTTGTTGCGCATACGAGCGCCCAAAATCAATGATTTGTGCATAGATTAAATTTCTCCTTAATTTCTTTTTTGCGCTTATCTAGCGCTTCACGATTAGCACGCTGTTGACTTTCAAAGTCTTTCTGTCGTGCAGCTATTTCCGTTTGTGGATATGCTGGAAAAGTACATGGGCTCACTTCAAAGATTTCTAATTCTAAGATAGTGTCCAGGTACGAACCATCATCACGTTCTTCTGTGTTGATTTTAATTGGGATAAAGCCAAAGCTACAACCAACCACATCACCACGTTGAACACGAGCATAGGCTCCAATGGCTTGCGGGTCTTCTTTGTTGATGATGATGTCCCCAAATAGTCCGATTTCATCAACTCCCAAAGTGACCGTTCCATTTCCAGTACGACCAAGCACTAAACTATCATCATGGTTAAACAATGCTCTGATGTCAGCGTTTTGGATTGCTTTTTCAACACCTTCACGCTTAATCACTTCAAAGTAACCTGGCCATAATTCAGTAACTTCATCGAACTTGATAAAGTACCCACTCAAAATCAAATCACCAGTTTCGGTTTCTTCTCGTGTTTTGAATTGAGCGGTGCGATAACTATTACGTTTGTTCATCTTCTTCCTCACCTCCTTTCAACTTCTTCTGGTCCCCAAGTTTGTCTTGTGGGATATAGTTTTCAAGAGCAAGGAGCTCATCCATATCAGGATCAGGCGGCATTCCTAACCAGTCTCTCCACTCGTTTCTACGCATTGCCATACTATTAGTCATCTGTTGTGCTACTGATGACAATTCTGTAATATCGTAAGAATAAAGCGAGCGAGCGTTAAGTTTGAAATACCGATTGTTTGAAACTAGTAAATCTCTAGTTAAGGTCTGAGTGATTGTCGTTGCAATGCTCATGACTGTTGTATTGACAAAGTTGTTGTATTCTTCTTTGTTGAAATTTCCAACTCCCAAAATAAAAGCTGGAACTCCCAAAAGTCCAGCAACTGTTTTTTTATCAATTTCAACAGATTCATTGATAGCAATATCTTTCAAACTGAGTGGTTTAACCTGTTCAACGCTCATAAGAGCATCAGGGATAATCCACGGTTCACCAGATTGGCTAGTGCTAAGATATTTCTTAGCGACTAGATCACGACCTTCTTGAGTTGCTAAGTCTCCACTCGAAGAATCAACTTTCACAATCAAACTTGGAACATTCTTCCCGCTCATAAATCCTTTTTTGATTTGAGTAGCAAGGTTTAAATTCCTAACAATATCTCTCAGAGCAAGTCTATATCCAGTGCCTACAAATGGATTGTCTGGGTCTGGATTGATTGCAAAGTGTACGATTTCGCTTGGATTGTAATCAGTGCCACGATAATTCACGACATAACCATTATCGTCACTTCTGAAAGATACTTCACTCATTGTGAATGGTCTCAGGTTCAAAATATAATCATTCACAGGATCATACTCAACATGAAGAACCGAATTACCATCTCCAAACAATAATAGGTCACGCACAATCTTGAAAATCCAAGTTTTACGAGTCATATTATCGCATGGGTTTACATCGATTTTTCTAGCTAGTCCGTCTTTAATTCGGATGTCGCCTTTATCTGTATTCTCCATCAAATGAATGGTCATATTGGATACCATGTCAGCAACCTTATTGACTGCTGCAATCACATCAGGATTGCGAGCTAAAGGAACATAGCCATCACCATCAAGAAACAAACCAAAGTCTGAATGAGTGATGACATTTGTGCCACTTTGAGTTTTACCTCGTTTCAAAATCCTATCTAAAAGCCCCATATTTCCTCACCTCCTTTCTCTCTACTTGAAGAAGCTCATAACATCCTGGTTCTTACCAAGATTTGCAAGAGCTTGGATACAAGAAAAAACGCTGGCATCGAACAAGTCAATTCTTGCAGTACCACCGTCACCATCTAATTTTTCATATTGCACAGCATCATCCACTTTCTCAATAGCTCTGACATTACTTACACAATATTCATAAGCATCAGAGTGAAGATAGAAAAATTCTTTATTTTTAACTTTGAACTCAATTCGTCTGAAGCCCTCTGATTTCAGCCAAAAAAGTTGGGGTTGGTCAATCATCTTAAACCGAGCTTGTTTCATCTTGGTTAAGAATTCTCGACCGAATTTTCTATCCATTCCGACAGCAGCAATCTTGAACCCTTTCTCCCTCATCTTGATGAACCATTTAACAATATCATCATAGAGTACGGTCGGAGTATTGCTCATGGTTAGCCAACCATCGGACTGCCACCCAAAAAGTGGAATCCCGTCATCATTCGCCTTTTTCTGAGCATTGACACGAGGGAAGAAAGCGTGTGTGATGCAAATATCAACATCTTTCTCACCGTCATGATAGATTCCGTATAATGCAGCAGCGGTCAAGTCATGCAATCTTGACAAGTCAGCTCCACCATACCACTGGATAGGTAGACGTGCCAGGTCCTCTAAGGTCCAATCGTATTGACTATCTGAAGCAATGAATTCATCAGGATTGAAATAAGCATTCATGGAGTTTGTGAAAACATTCAAAGTTTTATTAAAAAACTCATTTCTTGTCTGAGGGTCGTTCATAGCTTGTTCTGCTTCTTCTTTCAGAGCCTTGAGCGACACCGTCACACCCCATGAAGGATTGGCTTTTTTAAGAACGTTCTCGTCCAGGTAATCTCCTACATCGCCATCTGTGTTTTGGTCAGCTTTGCAGATAAACATGAACAAGGAATCATCTTTGACCAATTGCTTGAGGACCTTTTGACAATATTTCAAACGATTGGCAAGGAAACCAGTAGGAATATCACCAGCCGTTGAAATAACAAAAAGCATACTGTTTCGGTATGCTGACATTGTTTTCTTCATAAGTCCGTATTTCTTACTGTTTCTCATCGTGTGAGCTTCGTCCAGGATGATAACATTTCCATTCAAAGAGTCCAAACGGCTCTCATCATTGGCTAGTGCTTGAATAAAGAACGAACCTTCATCACCAAAGTTTGCGGTTATTGAGTGTTCTTGGTTGTTATCCTTGATACGAATGTTCTTGTCATTCCATCTTTCCACGTTGAATTTCAAGAATCCAAAGGCTTCCATCGCTTGCTTGACTGAGTTGGCCACGATGTAGCATTTTGAACCACTGTCCGTGTCTAGTATCTGATAAGCTAGAGCGATTGCAGCAGTAAACGATGTTTTCCCATTCTTACGAGCGAGCATGATAAGCGCTTCTTTGAACCTACGCTCATTGGTGCCCTTGTAGTAGAATCCAAACAGATTGACTACTACAAAGCGTTGCCACGGTTGTAAGAGTAAGGGTTTATTGCGGATTGACACCGCAAACATATCATCCCCTTGTTGGTTGACTATTGTATTCTCTATGAAGTGGACAACGAAATCAACGATTTCCTCATCCATGTCAAATTCTGGATTATCAAGATCACGAATGAATCTTTCCACCGCAAGAATGTTCTCTTCGCAATGTTCATCTTTGTGAGATAGGACGTACTGGGCATATTCTTTCGTTTTGTCAAGATTACCCATTGCCATTCACTCGTTTCTTCTTGATTTCGTTCTTGAACTTCAAAACCTCTGTAAGAACCGATTCCCCTTCAGGTTCCACTATCTCACCGAGCGACTTTGGATTCATCATCAGTTGATTAGAGTAGCTTAGAATGTCTTTCCTTAAAATTTCCATCGCTGTCAAGATTGGAACTTTACGCTCATTCTCAGCACCAGCCTTATTGACGTAGGTATCTGTTACTGGATAACCCATGTCAGCATAATCTTGAGCAAGCTTCTGATACTGATATAGCATTCCTGCAAAGATGTCAATGATCATTTCAAACTCTTTACGATAAGTGCCCAAGTCTTTCATCTGCTTGACTACTTTTGTCTTGATTGACTTAGCTGTAATAGGTTTAGCCAAAAACTACCTCCTTCTGCTAAAATTGCTTAGTTTTTATCCCCTTTTTGTCTGAGCGGTCCCGACTTGGAAAAAGTTCCCTTCACCGGTACCCAACAACCCAAAAAATAATTTTTTCAGGTGGGGGGGGTAAAAATAAAAAATCGAAAATTTTAAAAATTCGATTTTTGCAAAATTTCATTTTTTTTGATTTTTAAAAAAATCCTCAAAATCCTTTTTTCGTTTTTTCTGCCAATATAATCCCTGGTTAATAACTTTGTCATTGACTCTATCATGAAATGTATTATGTTTTTTGTTTGTCAATGGCAAACAATTCCATTCAACGAATTCAAGTTCAGGATATTCTGACACAGGAAAAATATGATGGACCATTTCTGCTTGAGTAGAAATTCCGTAACGCAAACTTTCTTGACAAAGGTAATCATGTCTACGCATTATCTTGTCACGAAACTTCTCCCACTTCTTAGACTTTAAGGTTGGTCTGATAGATTTGTTATACATCTCAAACATCCTTTCTCAATACAAAAGGGACAGGTCAATGACCTATCCCATCTCATACAAGAAATCTATGCTACCATAATAATTCTTTTATTGTGAGAAAACAATAGCTTTTATTCTCACTTTAAAAATTATTGTGGATTGTCAGGTAAGTTAAAACGTTTCGAGACGAATTCTGAAACTTGTGGATCTGTGTCTGTATCTACTTCTGATTCTGGAATTGTAGAAACTTTTGTTGCAGAATCTTCTAGTATTTCTTTTTCCCAATCTACAAGAATGTATCTACAATCTGGTCCAAACTTTTGTGGAACGACATTGTATCCAACTATCTTGAAGTTCACTTCAGGATTATTTTTAATGTCTTTGTTCAGTTCGTTAACTGCTCCAGATTCAAACAATATATCGCGATATTCTTTTATCATGTTATACTCCTTTTTCTATGTTGTTTTCCCCCTCACTTTCACATATCTTATATTTTGTTAAACTCACTCTAAATCTCAAACCCTTGCTAGTCATAGGTTTTAAAGCGTTTCATTTTTTTAGTTTATGTTTAACTCATTATGTGAAAGTAATATCTAAAAAAATTAAATGACAAAGTTCCGTAGTGCATCATCGAGCTCTGCTTGTTCTATTCCTATGTATCTCAGAGTAATTGCTGGTGATGAGTGATTGAACATTTTCTGTAATGTCCCTACATCCTTTGTCTTGTTGTAATATTTATAGCCGAATGTCTTCCGCATTGTATGTGTGCCAACATTATCAATGCCAAGCTCTTCAGCTGCTTCATGAATGATTTGATAGGCTCGCTCGCGAGTGATTGCCTTATTCTGGCCTTGCCTACTCTTGAATAAGAAATGATGAAATGGTTTACCTTCAACATATCTTCTCATTTCTTTTTTTAGTTCTTTGGTCATTCGTCTAGTTATCTGCTTACCAGTCTTACGTTCCCTCAGTTTGATATGCCAGCCTTGGACATCTTTCACTTTCAGGGTAAGTATATCTCCAACTCGCAATCCAGTGTTCAGGCCTGTGATAAATAGCATATAATACATCTCATTCCATTCTTTCAAATAGTCTTTCATGGCCTGGATGTCGTCGCTATCCTTAATTGGTGATACATATTCCATGTTTTACCTCCTTTCTATAAAACAAAAAGCCAGCATTTGCTGACTCTTGATGACACTCCTGTTGGACAACTTTTCTGACTAGAATTAAGGATGTTTCCCAAAGTGTGATGTGTGTTTTTGTTTCAGAAGCTCATGCTATCATGATATATAGTTTAAAGTGAGAATACAATAGTTTTTATTCTCATTTTATGCAATCCCTTTGATTTTTGCATAAGTTTTTAAAATTGTTTTCCTTTTGCGATAAATGGTTGCGTCGCTCACGAATAGTTTGCCAGCAATTTCTTCCCATTCCAATTCTGACTGCCCCCACCTCAAATCAAAGATTTCTCGTTGTTCTGGTGTGAGTTCCTTTAAGAATGTTTCGACGGTTTCTTTGAACAACTCCAGATTTCTTAGAGGTACATCGCTGCATAATTTTATGACGGTGTTTTCGGTAGGTTTGCTGATTTGATTCCCTCTACTACCTACAAGTTCTTCACCATTTTTTGCCATAACTTCAGCTGTTCGAACCCAAATATCACGATCGACTTCTTTAAATTTCAAAAGTTCCCTATCTAAAAAGTATAGTTCTCGACTGTTTAGTGCTCTCAAGTGCTACCTCCTTAAAATCCTCGTGATTGTTTCCACTTGATTATCTTACCATCGTTGTTGTTATTGAAGTATTCTGGAATCCTTGCTGTCGGACTTTCTTTATAAATCACTTTTTCAACAATTTTAATTTCAGGAAGTCTTTCGTCTTCAGTCCATCCTAACAGCCATGCTGGGTTGATATCATAGGTCTTTGCGATGGTTTCAATTTGTTTGATAGATGGATAGCTTCCACGTTCATATAAATGTAATGTGTTAGCTGAGATTCCAGTTTTTTTTGACATTTGCGCTACTGACAAAGCCATGTCTTGTCTGAACTCTTTCAACCTTAGTCTCATAGTAAACCTCCTTTTATACAATCTTTCCATCAAAGACTAAAGTGATTGTACCTGTACCGTCTTGATGCTTAGATACTAAGGCTTGACAATCTGAGCCAATCTCGATTCCTTCGATAGTGACACTACGCTTTATTTTGTTAACGTTGATGATACAACCATCTGATGTTTTAATTCTCATGATCCATTTCCTCAATCAACCAATCAAGGTTCTTTCTAGCCTTCTTCAAATCTTCAAGACCGTTTTTTTTCTGATGACGTAATAGATACTTCAAGCTATTACCTAAGTAAAAGTCTTTCAGTTGTTCATCTGTCATGAAGTTCCTTAAAGCATCGATGGACTCCATTCCAAACCGACCTTGATAGTGATTTGGTTTGTTTACGTTGTCGATTTGTTCTGGTTTCATTCTTCCTCCTCCAGAATTTCCTGATTTTCGTAGATATTGCCGATGATTTCAACTCTATCAGCAATCTCTTTAGCATCCTCTTCAAAATCCTCTAAAACTGCACAGCCTGCAATAAATTCAACCTCTCCTTTTTCCTCTACATAAAAACCTAGCGTGTTATGTCTCTTCATACACATAACATTTTGACCGTTTGTAATAATATCCCCCTCAAAGATTTCCTTACCGTTTTTGTCTTTGAGTCCTGTTGATTGCATAATGCATTCATAATCATCAAAATGTACCCACTTTTCTCTTTCTTCATCCCAAATGATAGGACAAGTCCAGTTTTCATCATCTGTATCACAATTTCCTACCATGACTCTATAGTTCATTTCGTTTTTCGTTCTATCCCATGCTCTAAATTTTGGTATCATCTTGCAAATCCTCCTCCTTCACGAATGAACCATCAATCCAGCGACCTTTATGGTCTTTAATTTCCTGGTATGCTAGTTCAAAACATTCATCGAAATCATAACCAAGATTTTTCAGATAACCAATGCAGCGGACTAGATTATGTCTGCATAGTTCCTTGCTGGCAAATCCTTGTGAGAGTTGAAACTCACTAATATTTGCATTGATTGAGATGAAACTTTCCATCACATCTTTTTTACGGATACTATCGGATTCTTCAAAAATCTGATTCACATCTTCTTTAATTAATAATGCTAGACCGACAATCACGACTGCACAATCTCCGATACTATCTTTGGTTACCTGCTCATTCTTCTTGAGATAACCAGCGCATAGTTCACCGAATTCTTCACTGAGTTTAAGTGACTGCTTGTCCAATCGTCCACCGTTTTCTAGATCACGGTCAATAAACCATTGCTTTACATTTTCTAGTGTGTTCATAATAACTCCTTATCTATGTGTTAATCTTGGTAAAATTTCATTCACAATGAATATATAATTCTGAGCAAGTATTATTTTCAAAATAACTGACGTAATAAAAGTTATAAAACTTGCGCTCGAAGTGATACAACTAAATTTCAAAAACGGTTTAAATGTCCTTTTTTTATTTTCAATCAGTTCTGACCTAAAAATTTCTTTAGTCTTTCCTTTGGGAACATCCCAACTATCAATGTATCCTCCATCATAAAAATGACAAGAATAAATTGAAACAATTAAAATTGTCAAAGAAACAATAAGCATTGCGAATGAAATTTTTTCAAAAAAACCAAATACATCGTAAAACATTTTCTCTTTCAGCAATGTTTCATAAATCTGTGGAGCATTCCCTTTGAAAGTCGATAACAAAGAACTCACTTCATCCGTTGTCATGTTCAGCATCTTTGCAAGTGCTTGTAAAACATCATCCATTAAATCTCCACCTCTTCCCCGATTTCTGTATTGTTGTACTTCTGCTCACTCACCACGAAAACATTATCATTTATCGTTACCGTATATAAGCTGCCTATTTTTTTCTTGTCGCTTACAATTCCTTTTATTCCTGTTCCTTGATTATCAGCGTGATAAACAAGTAAGGGTTTCTGCTGCTCGTCTATAATCGACCGCTGCATAAACAACAAGCAAGTTGTTAATAAGGCATAGCCAATTAAGAAGCGTTTCATGTGTCAACCTCCTTGACTCTCATAAATTTCGGCATTTCACCGTGATATTCTTCAAGAAGAAAATATTTTCTGCAGCACTCAGCGTAGTCATAGGTTTTATTAACCTTTAATTTTTGCTTGAGTGTTTTCTTAAATTTCTTCGGACATACAGCAAATTGAACTTTATCATCGACAACTATCCAGGCTATAAAATATCTATACGAATAATTATAGTGTTTTCGTTTTTGTCTAAGATTCATCACTCCACCTCCAAAACCTCGGTAGCAGGACAATCAAACACCCAGCCGAAGTTTAGTTTTTCAAGTTGTTGTCTGGTGAAGTGTGAAGCTATTTTACCCATAGAGAAGAATAGTTTATCATCTGAAGCATTATAATATAGCGGTTGTTTTGTTTCTTTTATCACTACTTTATACCGCTTTTCTTTCTTGACCTCGTAGCCAAACTGGTGCATTTTGACGAGAATTTCGATAAAGTTATCTGTATTCGACATCCAATCAAAGAGAGCATCATAAGTTGTCGATTTTGCCCAATTAGCACAAAGGTATGCAATGTTTTTATATAAATTATTTTTGTTTATCTGATACCAAACCGATACAACAGGCGGTACTACTGGTTTTCCGGGTTCGTCTAGTTGATTTACTAGTTCCAAAAGCCCTTTTCTGCTGATGTAAATTTTATCGACGATAGGGCCCTCTTTGTAAGGTAAATCCTCGATATGTTTAATCAACTCTTTTTTATTCATTTTCTAGCTCCTTTTTAACTTTTTTAAAAATTTCTATTACTAATTCTTGTGGGATATTTGACCGTTCGTTGTATGAATGCGAAAAATTTTTTAAATTCAATTCTATTGGCAATTTCT